TGTGCATTCTGTGCTTGTTGTATTTGGAACGTATATTGACCATTATACTTCTGAAGTCTAGCAGCAAATGCTTGATCAGACTGAATCCTTTGTGCAACATCAGGCTGCTGAGTGTATTGCTGTATGACTTGTAGTGCAATTTGTCCCCCAGCGGGTCTAGCCGGCATCTCAATACCTGCAAAGATTTTAGCTAGGTCATCTGTAACTTGCTCAACAACCTGTTGCTGTGCAGTTTCAACTGGCTGTAGAACGGCATCAGCCATGACAGGATCAATGCTTGCAGCGGCTACATCTAGTAGATTATCTACATTTAGACGATTGTTGGCATTTAACTGGTTCAGTGCGACAAACTGCTGTAGTTTCTTTTCTACAGTTTCTGGGTCTGTATTCTGCACATCAAAGTTAATTAGTATGTCAAAGTTTTCATCTGGGTTGCCCTTGTCAAAGACTTGTGGGTCTGGCACACCTGTAACGCGAAAAAATACTGCATCTGGTCCAAAGCGTTGGAAGCATTTGTAGGACATCTTAATTACCTCAGCTGTGTGGCTAAGGAACTTGTCTACCAGAAACTGCTTGCGTATCTGACTAATCTGAGCACCTTCATCTAGTCCAACTAGCTTGTCTGCTAGAGTTAGCAGTGTGTTTTCCATCTCTACTGATCCTGTAGGCGATGGAGGCGTTGGAGCAAAGTCTAGGTCACCCTTACGGCGATATGGTATCAATCTGCCTGGACCCCAATCATTGGGAGCTTGCCCTACTGGGTGCAGGATTGGAGGCAGGGTTGCTAGGCTGTTTCTGTCTACCCTTGAGTCACGCTCAACCTTCACTTGGTTTTGTATACCGCGAAGTATGGAGGGGATAGTTGTTGTATCGTATAGTCGTTTGCTATCCTCAGATAGTTTTGTAACAACTACTGGGTAGTCTTCGTAGCCGTTGAGAAGTTCAAACTTGGCATAGCCCGGAACTTGTTCGTTACCGCTGAACTCCTTGTGAAATACCGTGCAATAGATGCCTTCTGCACCGTCTTCTTGGTCTATTAGGCGTTGATAAGCATAGCAGATTTCAACTAGTTCATCAGCCTCGTAAGCATTGTCTGCTAGGCTTAGGCTACGACGGCCTTCTTGTTCACGCTCGATAGAGTCAATATTTACACCCCTATACTTAGATATGATGTAGTCTACAAAGTCTTCGTCCCATCCGTCTGTGACTACCTTGTTCTCTAGTTCTTGTGGGGTATAGTAAGTTTTCCAGAAGCAGTAGGGTGCTCGCTGTGGATCGGTAACATAGGGTGGAAAAAAGAAGTCACCATCAGGGGCAAGTGTTTTAACATCAGGGGCATTGACCTGTCTGCGAACTATAGGCAGTTCTGCCACTCCAGTCTTTCGCAAGTCACGCAAAGCCTTCTTTGCCCGTTTCTTAGTTGTTCCTTCAAAGGTTGCTTGAAGCAAGGCAGTCAGTTCTTCGTCGTCCTGTCCTTCCTGTATAGCCGTAGCTACATTTGGGCTGACTTGTGCAATCTGATTAAGGTCCAATTGCTGGAGAATACGTCTATCCTCTCTTTGCCATCCTATATAGGTAATCAGTATGCCTCGCTCAAGCAAGTAATTAGCACCCAGTTCCATTTCCCGGTGAAACCTAGGTATGTATCCAGAGGATACCATCCATTTCAAAAACCCAGAAACTATGCGGCTACGAGCAATGTCTCCACTTTCTACGGGAAATGCTCTAACGTTGGCACGGTTTAAGGATGCCATGAATAAAGATACTAGCCTTGTGATGCGCTCATCAATGAGATGACACTCCATGTCGCTTGCACCCTCCCAAGGGAAGGCATCTGCTCCGTGCTTGCGGTGGTCACGGCTCTTGCCTGGCCAGAAGTTTCTGCGGTCATCGTAAGATGTGCGGCAGAGGTCGAAGTATGCTTCTAGTTCTACAACTGTTTGGTCGTAGGCTAGGCGTAAAGTGTTAATATCTGGCTCGTCCTGTAGGTAAGTCAGAGACTCAGAAACATTATCAGTTATCATTATTTGAGATTAATCTTTTTTGAACGGATTTTAATAACCGTATAATATGGGTCGATGATACGCCTATTGTATCACATAGCTCTTCATTTGTCATGGCAACAGATGTTTCATGTAAAACATATCTACGAAGTATTTCCCAAGCACACAATCTATCTACTTGTTCTTTACACCACTCGCGATTAAGAGTGATGTCACACTCCTTTTCTGACGTATCTGTAACTTGTTCCACTGACATCTTCGATTGCTTCAAAGGTTACCTTTTTACCCACTAGTTTACCTTGCCACTTTCGTGGAATAAGCATAGGCACTTTTTTGCCTATTTCTGCGTTGTGAACATAGTTAAACTTTGGATTAGGACACTCAGTCAAAACCATGCCTGTGTAATGCTTTGGTATGATCTCTTCTATCATAAATGAATCCTCAAGGATGGCTGTGCCTTCCTCGGTTACCCAAGTATTTCTACCTCTTCCTGTCAGTGAACCTTCTGGAAGCTTTTCTACAGCTATACGCATAGCCTCATCAAAGTCTACCTCTTGTTCCTCTGCTATTTTCACTAGTTTCTTTTTAGGCATTAATACCCTCCTTCTGATCTTCTTGTTGTTGTCATTGAGGTGTCAGAAACGTAGTCTGGTCCATATCCGTCATTTATCATCCGCAAATAACGTAGAAGGTCAATCCAGTCCTTCAATGGTTCGTCTACTTTTCCTCTGTGTCCCCAGTTAATTAAACTCTGTATTAGATTGCCACACGATGAGTGTATCTTCAATATGGGTCTGTTGGCATCATCTATCTCTGCATCCGGGTTGTATCGCATCCATTCGTCTAGCCCAGATAGTCCTGTTTCAATGTCTGAACCGCTAGATGGGATAAAATACATACCCCTAACTGCAAAGCTCTCAAACAGGTCTGTGTTGTTCTCGTTCTCTCTGGCAAAAAATCGGGAGTCACCTATGCGTTCATACACCTCTACACCCAGATCACTTTCTATGTCCAAGAACTCATCTATATAAGCCTGGACATCATAGCCCAACTTCTTGGCTGCTGGACCAAACCTCCACTTTGGATCACCAGACAATGCCCACTCTCCGTAACTGTCTCTGTCTGGCCACTCACGTAGTATGGTAATAAAACCATTCTTGTCTACAGCAGCCCATATTGCTACATAGTTCCTAGCACCCGCAGGGTCAACAATCTGATATACCGTGTGCGTGTCCTCTCTAATCTCAGGCATCTCGTTGGTTACATGGACATTGGTGTTGAAGTATGGGAACAGGGTAGTCATTGACTTGACTGGTACTCCATACGCACGTGTCAATATCTCCTCCTTTGGTCTGCCCTGCAAGTCCTTGGCTATACGATCATAGCCACCGAAAGGGTTCTCATCTGTGTGCAAATAGACAATACCAGCATCCCTGTTGACACTATACTGCTTTACGGGAACAGGCTCATCTAGTAACTTTGCGTGTTTGGTTTCCAGAATCTCTGCATCTCTTAGATAGTCAGCAATGAGTTCTGTATAGCCATCAATAGGGGTAAACCCGGTGACTAGCCTAGAGTCCCTAGTAGCCAGACGGAAACGCTGTGTGTTAATCAGCGTAGAGTCTCCTAGATACTCATCATTACCAATCCCCACATTCTCTGGGTGATTGCCCAAATTGGGAAACCCAAACTCAAAGCCCTCTAAGATTGTATGGTTATTACTAAACTGCGTATAGGTCTTGAAGTCTACACGGGTCCTAGTGTCTGGGAAGATAAATGACTGCCCGGTAAAACCATTCTGCATAGAGTAGTTAATGTAGCCCTCGATGCCCTTGGTCTTGCGTTTGAACTCCTTGGGCATAAACTCCCATATAGCAGCCTGTTGAACCTTTACAGATGTGTCAGCATTCTGTGAAAACAATACTACGTGTCCATCCATGTGTTTAGTAATAGACTCCATGAATATCTTGGCCATACCTGTTGTCTTAGCACCACGGTTACCACCAAGAACCAAGACCTCGTTATACTTAGACAAAGCCCACCTAATCCTATCCCAACTAACTAGGTTCACCCCATGACGCAGGGGATCATCTATAGTGAGCTTAATAGCATCCTCACGCGCCTTCCATACGTCGTAGACGGCTTGCGCTCCTTTTGAGTCTAAAAGAGCCTTGAGTCTTCCCCTGTCGGGTGTTGGTATCGTTGGGTGCTTAGTCCACTGCATCATCTTCTAAATCATCTGGGTCGCTTTCAAACTCCCATTCAATCTCTATATTGTCGTCACCAATCTCCAGTTGCATCTCACGCAAAAGCATTCTTCCTGCTGGCAGATGATTGTAGTCATAAAATAGTTCACCCTGCTCATTCATAACAATGAAGCAGTAGTTCTCGAAATGCTCCCCCAGTATCCCACGAATCTGATCGTAGATGGGATCATAGCTTTCATCTATCAACGACTTAGCCATCCTCCTCTACATCTATTACCTCTGCCTCTGGCAGCGCATCTATTAGGCTCATAGCCTCTTCTGGAGTGGTT